GGGCGGGGGTGCCGCCGAGAGAGAACGGCACCCCCGCCAGTCACGGGGGAGCTGCGCATACCCCAAACGCGCTCAACCCCGCCGACCGGGACCACCGGCCAGGTCTCATACCCGGACCGTGTATCAGCCCGGGTAGAGCTTCTCGAAACCGGCGCGGACCTTTTCGACTAGCGCCGGGTCCTGATCGCGCCAGTAGCGCGGGTCGGCCATGATTTCACGAAGCTTCTTCTCGTCGGGTTCGCCGCCCTCGCGGTTGCCGTCCCGCGCAATGCCGGGCTCGTCCGCCTCCATCATGCGGTTCAGCGCCAGCACGCCCTCGAACGACGTGCCGAGCGCGGCGGTCACTTCTTCCGGCAGGTGCGCGCGCGCCCAGTCCGCGAGTTGCCGCGAGACCGTGTTCCAGCGTTCCTTGCCGCCGAAGTATTCTTCGAGCCGGCCTTGTACGCCGGCGGTCTCGGCACCCTTTCGTGCGTCCTGCAGGTGCGGCTCCACGTACTTGCGCGCCAGGTCATAGACCAGTTGCGCCTGTTCGTTGGTGAATCCGGCCTGATGCAGAATGCGGTCGACATCGGGATCGCTCCGTTTGTCGCCGCAGTCGATGCAGTAATCCGCGTGGCTTTCGGGCACGATCCCGGTGCCGCGCGAGAACCGCTGTTCCAGCGCCTGATACGACCGCCAGAGCGAGCCGGTGCGGACCTGGCCTTTTTCGGCGTCCCAGAACTTGTCGGGAAGGCCCTTGGGACGTTGACGCCCGGCTCCGGCCGTTTCTGCCAGTGCCGTCGTCGCCGTCGCGGTACTGGAATCGGTATTTTGGTTTTTGTCGGTCATCGTATTCATGGTCGTCTCCTATTGGTCTGTGTTGCGCGTTGAAAATGACTCGGACGTGGGTCCGTTTCGGCCACGTTCGATCAGCACATGCAGGTGGCTGATGAGTTGGCGCTGGCCTTCGAGATGGCGAAGCTGCGTATCGGTGCTGTCCGGGCCGAGCGCCCGTTCGAGCGTGATCGTGCGCAGGTACGGCAACAGCCGCCGCCCGTCGCCGCCCTGAAAACATCGCGCCGCGATCAGCGCCAGTTCCGCCGGGTCGGGCCGCGGATCGCTTGAGATGCCGTCGGTATTGGCGAAAGCGCTACTGGACATGGTTTACCTCCGCCGGTTCGGCCCCGCTTGGCTCGCCACCCATACCCGGCACGTCGGCACCCGGCGCCCCGCCGCCGAGCACGTCACCGAGCGCGCCCAGCAAATCACCGCCGCCGCCAAGACCCGGCAGTTTCGGAAGGTCGCCTCCGCCAACCGCCGGCAGCTCGGCCATTTCATCGTCGCTGCGCAGGATGTCTTCGGGCACGCCATAGGCGGCGGCCAGATACCGCGACGTCTTGATCGGGTCCATGAGCTTCATAGCTTCCGGTCCGAGTGCGTTGACGGCGGTGATCCACTCGCGCACCAGCCCGGCATCGCGCTGGCGGCGATGATTGGCAAGCGGCGAGGTGTAGGTCATCTCGACGATGCGGGTGTCGATTTCGAAGCACGTGATCTCGCCGCGCCGCTGCAGGATACCGACGGCACGGTGCGCCAACGGCGTCAGCAATTCCGACTGCAGCCGCCCATACGTCGCGCCAAGCAGCCGCGCCATTTCCAATGACCGCTCGACGACTTCGGTCGCCGTCATATCCGGCTTATCGGGCTGGCCCAACATGTCGACCATCAGCGCATGGCGGATGCGGCTTCGCATCTGTTCCAACACGTCGGTGGACAGCGTCATGTCATTGGCCGGCTTCAACGGCGTAAGCCCGGCCGAGCCGACCGCTTTCGGGATGATGGTTCCGGGTTCCAGCTTGATCGTGGCCGGGTTGAGCACGCCATCGTCGTCGGCCTGCCAAATTCCGGTAACCGCGATGGATGCGTTCTTGAGGATCAACTCGACCACCTTGTTGGCGGTCTTGATATCCGGCAGCGCCTTCATCACCGGCGAACGACCATAGATTTCCCCGGGCGCCTTGACCCAGCGGAAGTTGATAAACGGCGAGGAACGAAAGGTCCCGGAGCGCAGCACGCGGGCCTCGTTACCGGCACCTTCACCGGCTTCGCGGACCGCCACGTAATCGTAGCCGCGCTTTGCCGGGTACACCGCCTCGATGACGGCGATTTTCGTATCGGCCTCGGCGTCGTCGGAAACACGCTCATTGAGCGGTGCATCCGGATAGCGCTCACGGAACTGCGCTACCGTCAGCTCGCTGCGCCGGAAGGTCGCGTCGAGCCGCCCCGACATGCTTTCCTCGAAAACCACTTCGGCAAGCGGCACGGCAGTGAAGCGGAAGGCCGAGGCCTCGCCGATCGGCGCTTCCTCGAACATCAGACACGCGGTGCCCGCCGTCACCAGATCGAGATAACACTGGTGCATTTCGACGGCGAAGTTGGAACGGTCGAAATGCCCCTGTAGCACCGCCGCCGAGTGGCCTAACAATTCGGCCATGGCGTCATGCCGGTCTTCGGGCGCTTCGCGGCCGGGCTTGAAGTCGAACCAGCGCCCCCAGGGCGGCGTCAGTTCAGACAACAGGCTGGCCGAGAGTTGATCGACGGCATCGGTGGCAGTGGCGTCGTACAGCCGCGTGCCTTTCTTGGCGCCGGGCGACGCACCCGCGATCACGGCGTCACGTTGCGGCAAGGCGAACTCGTAACATTCTCGCCAGTGGCCTTCCCACGGCGCGCGCCGTTCCTTGGCGCGGGTATAACGCTGGATCAGTTTTTCCGGATCCAGGTCTTTTTCGATCATGCTCATCTTCAATCTCCAAGCTTGTCTTTGAGGCTGCTGTCCGCAGCCGGTGCGGCAGCGCTTCGTTCATCCAGAACACCGCGTTCCGACGTGGCGATGGTGCCGGCACGGCCACGGCGGCGGCGCTCGATGGTTTCGAGCCTGCGCTTTCGTTCGTCCTCCGCCGGATCCGGCGCCGGCGGCGGCGGCGGTAACGGCGGTGCGGACGGTGCTGAGAAAAATCCACCCATGTTCAATCTCCTTATCTAAGGGCCAGACACAAAAAAGGCGCCCGGAAGGGGCGCCAGCGCGAAATAGTTCGATATTTTTTGAGAAATTTGGGTTTCAGCCGTCAAACAGCCGAAATTCCCGCCGAAACGCAAAAAATCCCGGATTGCGGACACACTTGTCCCCGGGACTTGAGCGCACTTTAAAAAATACTTATTCGGGAGTCAATATATATTTTTCGTATTATTAGTGTAACGCGATTTTCTCTTCATGACGGCATGCGCCACCAAAAATCCCGAAGCAGCTCTTCTGGAAAACCATCCGCCTTCGGATTTCCGAAATATGCAACCCACCCAATTCCGGATCGCCGGACTGGTCCTCGGACGGCGGCGTATCCTGATCGACAGGCTGCGGCGTCGAGGGCGGCACCGCGTCATCGAGCATCGCATCGTCCGGCGACACCATGACATCGTCGCGCGGGTCGCCCTGATGCGCCGGGAATTCTTCCCGGTCGGGCATCGGCTCGGCGATGTCGGTGCGTACATTACCATCAAGCATCCCCTTGAACATTCCCTGCATGATCATCGCCTTGCCGAGCGGTGTTTTCAGGAATGCAGGATCGCGGGCGAGTTTTTCGAGATGCGAACCCGCGTTCTTCAACGCCTTGTCGATATCCTCTGGCGAGGCCGGTGCGGCGCCGCCCGGAAACGGCGCGGTCCCCGGCATCGGTGGTGCGAGCTGCACCTTTTTAATATCCGGGTCCGTGTCCCGGTCCGTAATCGGTTTACCGTCCTTGTCATAGTATTGGCCATGCTCATCCATGCTGATGCCGGACGGCCCTTCGGACGGTTTTTGATCGGCCTTCGGTGCGGACGGATTCCGAGCGTCTTGTGGCTCCGGCGTCTTGTGGGCAGGTGCGTCCCGGCGTGCCGGTTCCGTGACTTGGTTGGCGTCGGAATCTTCGACGGCGGCGATCCGGGCCAGCAGGCGCACGTTGGCAGGCGCGATACCCTGCCGGGTCTTCACCAGTAACGCGTCGGCCTGCGCCGGGTCGGTTCTGCGGGTCGTTCGTGCAAGATGGCTATAATTCCTGCTGGCCCCAATATCTTCGGAACTGGCGCTCGACTTCCGCCTCGTCCATGCCGGGTTTCAAATAGTCATATGAAAATCGGAGCGCGTTTTTTGCAAAATCAACACCCCGATTGCCCATTCGCACGCCATAGGCAGCTATCAATGCACGCATGACCGACATGGATCGGTCATTCAAACTTCCGGTATCGTCAACGCGGGCGATAACAAAACTGACCGCGTGCCTGTCCTTAGACTGAATTATACATATGAATTCGTTAAATTGTTCGCAGGCGGATAGCGCCGTTCCAATTTGCTCGCCTGTGTCGGCACCGAACATCAAAACTCCATTTATCGGCTCCGAGTGAGGCTGGCGCACGATAGTCATTTTCGGCAAGTTTCGTTCAGCGAGCCAACCTGCGAATGAATTAACAATCAAATCAAATTCAGGAACCTTATGCGGTATATTGGCACCAACCCGCAGTTTGAACGGCATATCCCGTTGAATAACCGCACCCGAAGCCAGCACCGCAGCCTTAACCGCTGGCCAGTCATCGCGAGTATCGCCAGCCACCGCTTTCACCAACAAGCAACTCAAGATAAGGAAAAGTATATGTATGTTACGCAATCTCATCGCTCGTTTCACGTTATCGTGTGATCAGACACTTTCATTTTTATTCGTCGGATGCCTCCGGTCTAGCATCTTGGATGCCAGACCGGGAAGAATAGCTATCCTCGTGGCGGGTTAGCGCCAGGCGTTTTGAGGATATTGTCCTCTTTCCGGCTCTTCATGAGAACACCAGAAAAATAGGTCATCATTTTGGCAATACTGCTAGGGTCATCTTCGTCCATACTTTCTATTAGTTGCTCTAGGTTTGCGAGATCCTCGTCCGACAGTTCACTCGCCAAATCCTTCGCGCTTTGCTCCGTAATCCCTAAGCGTATCAACTTACCGGTCAGCTTCTCTGGTGTCGCTGCGTCGATATCTTTTTGCCGCTGGGACGCACTATCGTTTCCGCCAAGTTCAGGCCCCCCAGCCCCAACAGCTCCTGAATTAACGTTTGGACGTATCGTGACTCTGAGTGGTCCGTGCGACTCAATCGTCTTTTGATCTGCCCGCCTATTCTTGTCTTTATTTTCCTGCGTTTCACTTTTTCCACCAGATTCCGGTGTCGAAATCACGTCGTCACCTGCTCCGCCTAACAATAACGGATTACGAGCGTCCTGAGACTCGGGCGTCTGTTGGGCGGGCGCGTCCCGGCGTGCCGGTTCCGTGACTTGGTCGGCTCCATCGGCGGTGGCGATCCGGGCCAGCAGGCGCACATTGGCCGGCGCGATACCCTGACGGGTCTTTTCCAGCAACGCGTCGGCCTGTTGGGGATCGTTGTCGCGGACCTGTTTGATCAGATCGCCGATCTCGTACACCGCCTTGGCACCGTCGGTGTTGATCGCGTCCGTGGTGAAGCGGTCGAAGTCACCGATGCCACGGCGTTTCGCCAAAGCGCGCGCCATGCGCTGGTTTTCCGAGACCACGTCATCGGACAGCGCGTAGGGCGGGGACGCCTGCAGGCGGCTTGGGGATGGATGGGTCGGCCAAGCCGCCCTCTGTAGCCCCCGGTCCCGGCCTGCGCCGGGGTGACGTGTGGGCGCGTCGGTAACACGAGGGGCGGGTTGCGTGGCGGGTTGTGCCTTCTGCGTATTCCCCACCAGCGACTTGATCAGGCCACCGGCGACCTTGGCCAGCGCGCGGATGGTCTCGCCGCCCGGATTGATCTGGCCATCTACCATTAGCCCGTTCTGTTTCTGGAACGCCCGGGTCGCCTCGCGGGTCCGCTCGCCCCAATAGCCCGTGGGACCATCGGTCTTTTTCAAATCCAGCGCGCCGGTGCGGCCCAGCATGGTTTCGACCTTGGCGACGTCGCGGCGGTCGTTCTTGCCCTGCTCGCCAACGGGACGGTTGAG